ACAAAGAACCCCATGGGTCAACGGGGCGAGTAGTTTAATGTCTTACTCAGGACGGAGTGAAGCAGTTTTACATCATGCTTCAGGATCCAGGGGTTTGTCTGGCAATTTGATCTTCCTACCTTTGAGCCGTGGCTCATCCTTGTAGTTATCAATCCAGCGTTCAACCCGCGCGTCATAGGAGGTTTCCAATTCCTTACAGAAACCTGTTATGCCTGCCCTATGCGCGACCTCCTTCATCTCCTGCCTACGCTTCTCGTAAACCTCTCTGCCATGGTTAAACCATTCGCTCAGAGCGGTATCCACATTCTTAGCAGCTGCAACTTCCTCCGTGTCTGGCGAACCAGAATCACGCATGAAACAATGCAAACTCTTGAATATAGATTTGTCAACGAGAGCTCCGACTTCACAGTCTAAGTCTGGATGATACACTGACTTCCTTTTCAGGAATTCAAATTGTTCAGCCGGTAGAAAGTCCAATAGTTCACTTTCCTTATCCGGCATGGTGTATATCTGTCCATACTCGCCTAGATACTCGGATATGCCCTTGATAGTGAAATCACTGATAGTCTCCGACACCGAACCTATATTGTCATCACCGTAAGTCATCAGCGCTACATTGTCACGAAAATTCGTGCCACGATGCGCCAAATTGTCAAAGTAATAACAACGCAAGTTCAAACTTCCAACTATACCATTGATAATCACTGTCAAGGAGTTACCGCTAATGTGTGTCCCTTCGGTTAAACCGATGAGATCACCATTGAAAGCGATAACTGCGTAAGCAATGTCACCAACCATGGCCTCCATGATATCCAGATCCTTCTGTGTATAATCACACAACTTCGCAAAATCTATCAAGATTCGCAAAGCTGCAATGATCATCTGTGAAGGTATCTTTTGATCATACTTGCCATAGTCTCCTCCGATCAAGCGATGCATACCGTGCTTCGTCACGTGGTCATAGAACTCATCCCACTCAGGTCCATGGCTGTTAATACCAACCGCACATTCTGAGTCCAGGGGGTTCATCTGTAACACACGCAACAAAGGCAAGTAATACTTCCGAATGAGATACGTCAGCGCTATAGGATTACTATAGAATATCCTACACTTTTTCTTGGGAAGAATTTCATCCTTCTTACAAGCTTTAGCAATAGTATACGCTCGTTCTCCTGCTGCATAACAAGCTTCGCACCGGTCTATCTCATCATAGATCTCCGGTACGAACTTGACGACTCTATTGGAAACATCCTCAAGTCTCTGCATCTCTTGATCCGTGGGACTTCCAAATCCCACTTCGCTATAATAATTGAGTAAATCCTCCTGTGTCTCAATCTCATAGACGAACTTCCTCTTCTCACCAGAGAGAGGGTAACCAATGGCTGTTGACAACTTGATAGCATCAATGAACTTACAACTTGGAATGCCAGAACAATTTTCCAAATCTGTCAGCGGACGAGCATCTCGCCACAAGTCAGACTTAAATATATCATTCAGACCTCGTTTGTAATCCTTGATTGCCAACTCCAGAACCTCATATTGATATGGGACCGCCGGTATGGACATGTTAGCTAAACAATCCTGATAACCTTTCCACTCCGGTTTCATTTCCGGTCCCCTATAGATATTGGGAACACCACAGACCTCTATGATGTGCTCGCTTATAGGCGTAACACGCACATTAGTCTTTGATGTGGTTATTCCAGGACATGATCCATAGTACTCAATCTGTGATTCCTTAGGCAGATAGTTCAGTGGGCTCTTCTTATGTGGGAGGGCTTTCTCATTGAGAATTTCCTTCCCAAAAATCTGCTTCTCGAACTTCTCTGCTGTTCCTGTCAACAACACACCTTCCTTTTGTTTGAGGACAACAAAGCCTTCCAACAATTCCTTCTGGTTTACCATACACGAATAACCTTCAGGAGTGTCCTCAACCCCAGCCGTGTGCATCCCTATGATGACAGATCCATTAGTTTCGGAATGTAAAACAGCTCCACACAACCCATTAAATGTATTGCGTGTCAGCTTCTGATATCCGAAAGCCCGGTACACTGAACCTTCAACCTCCACCACTCCTGGTGAACCAACTCCTTCGTTTTCCTCCAGACGTCCATCGTTGTGACGATACGACATATGGAAATTAACGCTAGAAGTTATGTCCTCGAGCGGGAAGTGCTTGGTAATGTCCCGGAATGAACCTCCAGTAGGGCAATAGCACAATGCCAAATCCTTGTCCTTGAGTATAACGGACGTTGCCAACTCCAATCTCCCAGCAAATTTTCCACCATTGGCATAAGCATTCTCCTTAAAGAAGCTACACGGTAGTGATGGTCCTGCCTCATCAAAAATATGGCTAGGCACCAACACAACATTGGACTTAATAAACAAACAGTTCATTTGTCCAAGTCTACCAGATGGCATCTCAGTGGTAAAACACAATAGATTCTTAGAAACTAAGCCTCCAAGAACCTTAGGTGTCACACACTTAGATATGCGGGAAATGGGCAACGATCTCGTTACAACCGAAGACCAAACATTCGTCTGATTATCCCGGGCTTCAACCTCGGCGCGCGTACGCGGAGCTAAAGACCCTTGGGATTTGATCTCAGA